GTAGCTCGGCGCTTCTGCTATCTTCGTATTGGTGCTTATCTTGGTCTTAAAGACTTTACCCTCGAAAGCTTGCTCGAGCGCTTCGAGTACGTCTTTGTCGAGATTGCGACGCTCGTCGAAGAAGGTAAGCACTACGCCGCCGATCTTGAGAGACTTATTAAAGCGATCTCTTACGAGCTCGACGGTATCGCGTATCTGAGCGACGCCCTTAAGCGGTAAGTATTGAGCTTGTACCGGTATAATTACTTCTGTAGCCGCCGTAAGCGCCATGAGAGTAAAGATATTTAAGCTCGGTGGGCAGTCGATAAAAACGAAGTCGTAGCTCTTCTTAAGCTTGCTCAGAGCGTCACGAAGAAGGTAGTTACGGCGGTCGACGTTTACGAGCTCGATCTCGCCGGCGCTGAGCCGTATATCGGTCGGTAAGACGTCGTACGGCGCTTTTACGTGCTTCGTCTTAATCGCTCGGTTTATATCTTCGCCCTTAAGTACTTCGTAGGTCGTTACGTCGCCGTCGCTGAGCTCGTCGAAGCCGGCGCTCTGGGAAAGGTTGCCTTGTGGGTCTAAGTCGACGAGTAAGACTTTGAGACCACAGAGAGAGAGAGCCGCGCCGACGTTAATCGCGGTCGTCGTCTTTCCTGTACCGCCCTTCTGATTAAGCAAGGTTATAATTCTCATGCGCTTACCTCGCTCTCTTCGTAGACTTCTATTATCTGGTGGTCGAAGTCTGCTTCGTACGAGTCTCGAAGCTTTCGTACGGCGTCTTCTGGGCTCTCGGCGGTCGTCGTGAAGGTCTTATACTTCAAATCGTGACCGTCGATATACTGTACCTTGTAGCGCATTGCTTTTACCCTTCTTTCATGATATAATAAGAGCGGCTTAGACTCTTAGCTCTTTCGTTAGTTGGCGCTTTCGTTGGGCTCTGAGTCTGAGTCTTCTTTTTTCGTGTTTATCGCTTCGATTTTCTCGACGATCTCGCGTAAGCCGGTCTCTACGAGACAGTGAATACTTCCAATTGTCGTATGATTCGCGATAAGGTAATAACGCTCGAGCTCGTCCAGATTATTATTATCGAGACTAAAAACATTATCCAGTAAACACAGAGCGTCGATATATCCTTCTAAGTTAGCTACAATGTTTTCGACTTCCGTATATACCTCGAAGCCTGTCTTATTGACGATAGCCATACTTACACCTCTCTTTCTTCGTTAGAGTCTAAGCCGCTATATAAAAATAGCACATTGAAAGATTTTAGTCAATAGTGAATCAGAAAAAATAATACGATATTACCGGTAATACAGATAATAAAGAGACCACAGAGAAAGAGCCGCCGGTCTGGTAGCTCTCTTCTGTGGTCTCTTATCTTCTCGGTTACTCTTCCCAGTATGACGGGTTGTACTCGCAAATCTCGCCCTCGCTGGGTATCTTGCCGCCGACGGCGTTTTTCACGTAGACGAAGAGCTCGCCGTTATAGTCGTCTTTCGTGTCGACTCTCGTTATCAGATACCAGACGCCGCGATATAATACCAGTTGGTCAAATTCGACTTTAGCGTCGTAGTTAAACACGAAGAGCCGAGTCTCGTCGTCGCCGTAGGCATGAGCCATATATACGCCCTCTTGCGACAGCTGAGCGGAATAGCACCACAGAAGAGACGGCGATCTCGGCGCGTAGACGTATTTCGGCTTATATCCGGGTTGCGAGACGTCTACTTTCTTGTAAATTTGGGCTTTCTTGTCTTTCTTGTAGTAGAGACCGCTATTATTCTTAGCCATTGTCTACACCTCGCTTATAGAGTGTTTAGATATTCTTGGTAGTGGTCTACAAGCCCTACGTAGGCGTCGAGAAGCGACGCGAGACCGTCTATACGGTACTTCGCGCTCTGAGCCTTGACGGGCTGTATATTGCCGTTTACGTCGGTCTTTACGCCGGTATTCGTGATACACCACTTAAGAAGACTCGAGTTATTATAGTTTACCTTCTTCGCTTGAAGGTCGGCGGCGAGCTTCTGCATAGGTAGCGAGAGCGTCTTTACGCCTTGGTAGCACTTGACGAGATTAAAGCCGGCGCTCTGCATTTCCTGCACCCAGTACGCCGCGCTATACGGGTCGTAGTATATCCATGCCGGCGTAACGTCGTACTTCTCTACCATCTCGAGAAACCATTTCGTAACGTCGCTATATTGGATCTGGTTACCTTCACAGAGACGAAGAAGACCGGCTTCGTACCACTTGTCGTAAGGTATCTTCTCTTCGTGTACTCGCTTCTCGAAGTGGTCTCTCGGTAACCAGTACATTTGAACGACGTACCGCTTCTCGCTCTTATCCATGAAAAGAAGCGTCGCGGCGGTAAGGTCGCCGACGTGCGATAGGTCGACGCCGCCGATAGCATAGTAGCCCTTAAAGCGCTCGAGCTCGAAGGTCTCTTCGTTATTGATGTCCTCGAAGGTAAGCCACGCCGAGCCGACGGTCTGTATCACGTTAAAATCTTTTACGAGTACGCCGGTAAGGTCTCTCGGGCTCTGCTTCGCTCGCTCGACTTTCCCGATAAGGTCGTCGAGCTTCTTAATATGACCGAGCGACGGGTTAGCCTTTTCCCATTTCATAGGGTCGAGCCACTCGTCTTTACTATCGAGCTCATAGAGTACCGGTAAGAAGTGCTCGTCTTCTATGGTATCGTCACAGACGCCGCAAGCGTATTTATACATATCGTCGAAGATACACTCGCGCACCGTACCGGCGGTCGTTATCATGACTAAGAGCGGTTGACGTCTCGCGCTCTGGCTCTGCTTCATGACTTCGTAGGTATTCCGATCTTTGATAGAGTGTAGCTCGTCTATGATTACCAGAGAGCTATTAAGACCGTCGAGCGTATCGCTATTTCTTCCGAGCGGTTGCATTTTCGAGAAGGTAAGCGGAAAGTATAAGTCGCTCTTACGCTTCTTCGTGATACTCGCAAGGTCGCCGCTCTGCTTAACCATATTACAGACTTCTTCATAAATAATCCGCGCTTGGTCTCGCTTGGTAGCGACGCTATAGACTTCCGCGCCGGCTTCGCCGTCGGCGATCATGCAATAGAGCGCGAGACCGGCGAGAAGCGTACTCTTACCGTTTTTGCGACCAACGTAGAGTATCGTCTCTCTGTACTTTCTCGAGCCGTCTACGACGCTTATAAAGCCAAATAAAGCCGATATAAAAGCTTTCTGGAAGAGCTCGAGCTTTACCGGTTGTCCTGCCCATTCCCCTTTAGAGTGCTTACAAAAGCGCTCGATAAACTCTATCGGCTTCTCGGCGCGACGCTTGTCGAAGATATAGCCGCCGGTCGGCGAGTGTATCGCTTTACTGAGCTTCTCGTATTGTCGGCGTATACGTTTACCGACGATACACTTACCAGAGCGAATAGCGTCGAGATACTCGTCGATATAATTCGTCTCGCCCTCTGGAAACGGTAAGACGTTCTCTTTCTGTGGTCTCATTGCTACGCACCCTTTATAAAGTCGTATACGGGATTCTTCTTTTCCGTCTCTACCGACTTACCGAGAATATCGGTAAGCTGTTTATAGAGCATACCGTAGCGCTGTACCGTCGTATTATACGCCTTGAGCGCTGGCGACTCTCTATAAAAGTCCTGCTTTCCTTGCTGGAAGTGCTCGAGCTCTCCGGTCTCGCGTATCTGGGCTTTAAGACGGGTAAGCGTCTCTTCCATGAAAAGAAGCTCTTCGACGATCTTCGCGGCGACGGTATATTTATCTTCCGGTACTCGCTCGAGAAGCTCTTTTAACGGGTTTTTTCTTCTGCTCATGGTCTACACCTCGCTTTCACTTGAGACCACAGAGAAGAGCCCTCGCTCGAGCTACTACGTCGTCGATCTGCTCGCGGTCTCTCTGGTATCTCTGGGTATCTACGCTCTCTTTTACGGCGACGATCTCGCCGGCGTCGTCGAAGAGCGCTACGTCGTGCCGTAGTCCGTGCTCGGCGTTGTGGCAGTCAATACAGAGCGCTTCTAAGTTGTCGAAGCTGAGCGCTACGCTCGGGTCGTGTACGTTCACGTCGTCTAAGTATTTCTTATGGTGGCATATCTGAGCCGGTTTACCGCACCTCTCGCAAGTGTAGAGCTTCGAGCTCAGATACGCCGCCGAGACTCGCCGCCACGCTCGCGAGTTGTAGAAGTCGCTATTACCGTACTTACTCGGCATAAGCTCGCGCTCTGAGCGTGATAGCCTTTAAGAGCGCGTTAATCGTTCTCGTGAGACTTTGGTCGTCGGCATGGTCGGCGTAATACCATTGAGTAAGGATTAAGCCGGCGACGGTATCTACCATCGGCTCGCTTACTTGGTTATCTACCGATAAGCCGGTCGCTAATTCGATATAATCCGGTAGCGCCATAATAAGCGTCTGTATGAGCTCGTCGTTATCGCCCTCGTTTACGTGCAGTACGTTACAAGCGTCGTGTAGGGTCATATTATCCACCTCGCTATAATTCGCTCAGAAAGCGCCGTATTTGCCCTTCTGAGCCGTTTACGGGCTCGACCGTATATTTCCTCGTAGAGACCACAGAAGAAGCGCTACGGGCTCGTCTGAGCCGTCTACGGCGGTCTTAAAGCAAAGAGAGAGCCGAGAGCCCATTTTACCGAGCGTCTCGAGCTCTCTCTTGCTCGTATTACTGAGACTTACCGTATTACCGGTATTACGCCGTCGCCTTGCTCATCTTGACGAAAGCTTCTTCGACGAGCGGCTTCGCGTCGGCGACCGCCATAGCGCGATAGTCGACGACGCCCTTCTTAAAGCTCGACTCGCGAGAAGACTCGACGACGATACCGTCGGGCAGGTTGTAGCCGTAGTACTTCGCGAAGTTACCGAGATAGACGGTATTATCGGCGATATTGTCGTCGATCACGACAGGGAAGCCGAGCACCTTACCGACAGTCTCGTCTTTCGGGTCGGCGACGAAGATAGGACGCTGAGCGCCGTCAAGCATACCGTAGAAGACGGTATAGAGAGTCGCGTTATTCATCGCCATTTTAGCGCCGGCGGCGTAGCCGCGCTTCAGAAGAGCGACGAAGGTAACGACGTCGGTATACGTGAAGGTCGCCGTCTTCGCGATCTGGTGATGATTCTTGCCAGTACCGGAAGTCGCCCACGTAATACCGGCTTCGAGTCCGGTACCCTGAGAAGAGCCGGTACCGTTGACGACGGTATAGTCGAGCGTCTCCATAACGCAAGCGGTAAGCTCGTCGACGAGATAGCTCTCGAAAGCGGCGACGCTCATACGACGCACTTTCTCAGAGATAGAGAATACCTTCATGAGCTCGTAGCCGTCGAAAGAGACGGTCGCTACGGTCACGTTTTCAGATTCCACCGCGGCGGCTTCGGTATGCCACGCCGCTTTAGTGCTCGGCGTACCGACGGGTACGGCGATCTTCGTCGGAATATTGAAAGCGCGACACTCACCCAGAAGACCGCCCATAGTACGAGCCTTCTTAATGATCTCGTTCAGAGTCGAAGTAGGCAGTACGGCGGCGCTATTGCTGGAAGTGTTATAAGCGTCGGCGCGCTTCTCGGCGACTTCCATACCCAGGGCGAAAGCGCGAGTCTCGGCGTCGTTCAGCTTGCGACCGAGAAGAGTCTTAAAGAAAGCGCTACGGTACTCTTCGCTCGCGTAGACGGTCTCGGCGTCGAAGGTCTTCGCGTTCGCGCCGGTCTCGAGAAGAGAGAGCGTACGCTTCGCGGCGCTACGGGTCTCGGCGTTGTCGCGAGCTTCTTTAATGCCTTTAAGCTCGATATTCAGAGCTTCGACGTCGGCGTCGGCGTTATTGTCGATCTCGGCGGCGATAGCGGCGGCGCGAGTCTGCATTTCCTCGACGGTCTTAGTACGGTAGAAGTTGAAAGCTTCTGCAACGGTATTAAACTTCATGGTTATTTACCTCGTCTTTCTCGACGCTCTCGGCGTCGGTCTTATTGTCGAGCTCTTCTTCGAGCTCAGAGATAACGGTCTCGAGCGCCACAGTACCGACGGGCTCGTCGATCTGAGCGGCGGTAGCGGTCTCGTCGAGCTCGACGGTCGCTTCTACCGGCGCTTTTTCTGTGGTCTTTCTTACGTCGCGGTCGGGTCTCGGTACGAGAAAGTTTACCGTCAAGTAGTCGTAACTTCCTTTTCGGTCTTTCCGTTCTGAGACGTTGAAAGAGACGACTTTAA